CCGAGCTATGGTATCAGCTCCTCCGTGAGACCATTTGTGTCCAACTCGAATTACTGGACCTCTCTCCTTTAAGTGACGGAGGGATGAGACTAATCGTTCTAACTGTATAAAAATACCTGAAGGAATGTTAAATACACGACATTTGTCTTGAAACCTATTCCAGTCCTCGTCCGTCCACTGTTTCGTGAACTCAAAGAAATTCTCACATTTAAGGGGGACACTCCAATACACTGCTGGTTCTTTTCCAGTTCGCAAGTACGTAATGATGTCTATCAGATCTTGTTCATATGTATCAACCTTCTTACCTTTCGGGGAAACATGGACTGGGTGTGGGACTTCCTCTGTAGGCGGTATGACTTTCTTCACTCCTACGGAGGTACCATTTGAAGCTCCTAGGTACATCCCCTCCAACACTTTAAACGAGAACTCACATTTTTCTTTCTGTTCCAAGTCAACCCCCATCATTCTATACATATGGTCGAGCGCTTGATTTAAATATTGCATTGCATCAGATGGACGATCCCGTATCTTTGGACGGGCCATTGCTAATACGGATTTGGCATATTTATGAGGATATATATGAGCCATTGCTGATACAACATGTGGTCTTCCATTAGTGTGGCCACAGGCCCAATGCCAAGAAGAAAGCTGCCTCATAGACAATGCTTTCAAACTATCGGTCTTCGACGTATCTTTGACCCAAACATTCTGCTCTAACCATGTCCACGTAACACGCATGTAAGGAAATTTATAATAAAAATAGCGATAGTCGGAACGTTTCAGAGCAATCTCCACCGAAGGGTGGACACTAAACAAATTAATCTCCTGGGGCCATGCTTTTCTATCTTGTATTGGAGGCTTGATTAATTTCACCGATGAATCATTCAGTAGCATCGTCTTAAAGTATTCAGTTTCAGAATCTAAGTACCGTTGCTTACCATGAATATCCACAACTGGGACACTGGAGTTTACTTTACTGGCTAATTCCATGTATTGTTTACTAATAGTAGTTTCACTCCCCTCCCATTTCATTCCAAATACTGAAGGACCTATGCCCTCCAGAGTGACTTTACAGCCACAAGTGTCATGATGTTCACACTTTTCATCAGAAAAAGATATCTTAAAATTCATCTCAACACGCTTAGAAGTCAATTTTCTGATGACAGTACCTCTAAGGTGACGGTTTTGCCGAACAACACGCTGCAACGCTAGTAATTGGC